GGCCAACTTCAACAGACAAGTCCGGAGGTGTCATCAAGCCTGGGAAAACGGAGAAGACTTCTTCCGTGAATGGCGCAAAGCCGGTATTCCCAAAGGCGTCCTCGGAGCCTTCCATAAGGAACGCAGGCGCATTGAAACCTGGAATGCGCGCAAGCTCTGCCCCCAATGTAACTCGAAAGCTTACAACACATCAGACTTCGAGTACCAACACACATCGGGCGCAATCACAACCGTTAAAGCAATCTTTTGCTACCGTTGTGAAGAGTTCTCCACCCCTCAAGGAAGTTATCACACAGATAGCTGAGGAGAATCCTAAGAGGCGCTTGCCCCAATGTTTTGGCGCAAGCACTACTGCCACAAGGAAGGCCGGACCCACCATCGTGTCCGAGGATGCCATCTTTAAACCACAACGAGTACCGAAATACACTCGCCGTCCCACGCGCGAGGAGGTACATGGCAGTAGAAACGTTGACTTCGTCTCCGCAGATGCGTCTCTCTCGGCCCACCTAGCTAGACAGTTCCTCCTTGAACCTAGGGATAACAAACTGTTGCGGAAGATGAAGTTGGCTGCGGAAAAATGGTTCCGTACCTTCGACACCAGTGAGGTCAGTGATGAGGATATCACAAATATCATCATTGATAGCTGCACGTATGCAATGAGACCCAATCAGCGTCTCGTGTTGCTGCGTAACTCTCTTAAAGATCGTGAAGTTCTTCACGACATGAGCAAGCACAACAGCTTTGTCGAAGAAGGTAAACTCAAGAGTAGTTGGACAGATTCGGGAAAACATAAACTGTCCAAACTCAACCCATTCACACCGGGTCAAATGGGTTTGCCTAAGGCAACCAAATAGGGAGTCCGCAGCCTCCCAGCAGTTTGTGTTAAAGGTAGACCAGGAAACACCACCATCCTACCAAACTGCTGGAACAACGTCGGGGTGAGCGAGTGCTCGGAGGATAAGAGGAAAACATTTAAGCTCTTTGAATTCGAGAATTTTGATTCACTAAACGAGGGCATTGTGTACACACACAAGGGGTGTGTATGCAATGAAAAGGTCGCACTCGAACAGCGACATCAGGTGGATGACGGGTCCAGGTATACTTCAACCAAGAATCTTAAGAAGTATTTGCGCCCGTGCATTGGCCTCGTTTCTCCCGTGAGTGAAGAGCACATAATTTCTCGGTGCTCTGGGGAGAAACGGAATCTTATGCTGCAGGCACAATCCACACTGGAGTTTGATCCAGTTGACAAACGTGATTCCAAAGTCAAAATGTTCCTCAAAGACGATAAGTACTTGATGGGAACGGAATGGATTGGGGATGCAATAGGAGTAGAGGTGGACGAACCAGATTATGGGGCGCCTCGATGCATCCAGTACCGTAATAAGCGCTACTGCCTCCGGCTAGCAACATACCTTCATGCCATTGAAGAACATGTTTATTCCTCTCGAGATGAGTACAATACACTCATCTTTGCCAAGAGCCGCAATTTAACACAGCGTGCTCAAGACTTGGCGGACAAATGGTCCTCATTTGTCAATCCGAAGGCGTTATTGTTGGATCACTCCAAGTTTGACGCTCATTGCTCACTGCCTCTGCTCAAGCTGGAACATTGGTTTTATAGCAAGTGCAACGATAGTTTTGAATTGAGAGATTTATTGCGTTGGCAACTGTATAATGAAGGGCGTACAAAAAATGAGACCCGTTATGCAACCACAGCAACGAGGATGTCAGGTGACCAAAACACCGGCCTCGGCAATAGTCTTATCAATTATGCTTTACTTATGGCGTTCGTTGAAGACCATAAGTTGAAGGCTACCATTTACGTTGACGGCGACGATTCTGTCATTATCTATGAAGATAACGGTCAGACGTGGGCCTCAATGAACTATTTCAAGCAGTTCGGAATGAAGACCAAATACTCCACCACAACAAATTTCAATCATGTGGAGTTTTGTCAAACAAGGCCAGTCTTTGATGGAGAAAAGTGGCATTGTGTTCGTAATCCTTATAGGTTATTAGTCCGCACACCATGGACTGTTAAGGAAAGATGGGCACTAAAGAGGGATATCTATCTCGCATCAATCGGGCGATGTGAGATGGCACTTGGCATGGGCCTTCCTATAGGCCAGTATTTAGGCAGAACATTGGCTTGCTTGTCATCTAAGCATGTTGTTACTGACCTAGAGTATGTTGCGCGTCGTCAGTACGTCAGACCCCAAAAGGCTGAGGTGGTTAAACCTACTGACGAATGTCGTGCTTCCTATGAGGAAGCATGGGGTATTGCTCCCGAAATGCAAATGAGGATTGAGAGTCTGTCCATTAGGCTCCCCCTGTTGGATTACACGGTTGAGGAAACACCGTTCTTGCAGTAAGTAACACTTACTGTGAGTGTGTGATCGCTCGTTGGAAGGAAAATACTGAGCTCTAATTCCAACGAAGTGCTGCATTCACCGCCTTGGTTTTTACCATTAACATCCAGGATGGCGAGGTGCAGCCCACCAATATCCAGGGTAACTCAGTGCCTGAAGCCGATTAAGTGGTTGGCTTCAGAAAGAAACTCACTTGCTACAAACAACAACACACGCAATATCCGTGGGCGCGGTCAAAGACGTCCAACCCCAACATCGAACCTACAAAAACAAGGGTTCGCACAGCCTCAAGTCATGTACAGAACCGGCCGGCCAAAGGTCCGTTCTCTGGGAGATAAGATCGTGGTATCAAACACAGAAATTGCCATTGAAGTCAATGGCACTGTGGCCAGTGGTACCATCCCAGCATCAGGCGCCATTCGAGTCTTCAGATTCGACGCTGTAAACACCGGGAACAACATGAACAATTCCCGCTGGTTAACCAAACTAGCTCTAGCGTATGACAAGTTCAAAATACGCAAGCTCCACCTTCGATGGGTTCCATCCCTTCCTGTCACTTATGGAGGACAGGTCGCTTTGAGATGGGACTCTGATCCTAGTAAAACAACTGCAGACACCGGACTCCTTGCCGTTTCCGGTGATATGCGAGCTGTTGCAACGGCTGTTTATAATGCAGCTGAAAATCGTGTGCTGACTGATCAATTGAATCGGTTACCACAATACGAAACCTTCCCTCAAGCAGGAGACACAGGTATCGCAACAGTAGGATCAATCAATTTGGCTTATTCCACCGTCACCCCACCCCCTGGCGTGACTGGAACGGTCAATATCGGCTATGTTTGGATGGATTACGAGGTTGAATTCCTCAATCCAAGCGCAGGCGTGAACGCATAAGTTCACGCTTCAAACCAACAACGTTGGTTAATGACTAGTATCACTCCTACCAGGCTTACACTATCCTGGTAGTATCAACTCTTATAAGATGTGTAACCAGAGCCAGTGCCACCTAAAACTGCTTGCAGATTGGGCTGAGGTGGACTGTAAATAG